ACAAGTGATAAAGAAACTAAAGACCTAAGTCTTGAAGATATAGAAAAAATGGTCGGAACCGTATCGGCATATTAAGAAGAAGGTGAAAAAATAAAATGGCATCAACGACATCAACACTAAGCCAACTTATGAGCACTTATTACGATAAGCTATTCATAAGTATGGTAAAAAGAAGCCAGATAATGGAACAGGGTGCGCAGAAAAGACCCCTTCCTTCTGGTAATGGTAAGGTTGTGTATTTCCAAAGATACAGCCCGTTAGCATTGATAAGTCAATCTCCTACAGAGGGTTCAAATCCTACCGCAGTAGATTTATCAGCAACTAATGTGTCCTGTACAGTCGCAGAATATGCATCCTATACCCCAATCTCTAAATTGCTATCTCTAACTGCAATAGATCCTAAAATGAAGGGTGCGGTTGAAGTTATGGGTATAAATGCTGGAGAATCGAGAGACGCTTTAGTAAGACTTGAATTAGATAATGGTACTGAACAATTAGCAGGATCAAAAACTCTAATATCAAATATAGCGTCTTCGGATACATTCTCAGCCAACGAAGTCAGAAAAGCCGTCAGAACTTTAAAGCTTCAAAAAGCTATGAAGTATGACGATGGTTACTTCTTAGGTAAAACTAATCCTTATGGATCGTACGCTTTAATGGGCGACTCCACATGGGTTAATGCACATACCTACAAAGACGGAGACAATCTTTACAAGGGTGAACTTGGAAGACTACATGGTGTAAGGTTTGTAGAAGGTAGCGAAGCTACCAAGACATCATCTACGGTAGATGTGTATAATTCCTACATTCACGGTAAAGAAGCGTTTGCAGTAACTGACTTGGAGGGAGATAGACAACACGTTTACGTCAAGAATCCGGGAGCGAATAGTACTGATAACCCAGTAGACAGATTCTCAACCGTAGGTTGGGCAATGTCCTTCGCGGTCAAAGTACTTGATTCTAACTGGATAATCGTATGTAAGCATTCGTAGTACCATAGTGGTAAAACATACCTATGGTAGTGATTTTCAAGCCCTCGTTAATTCGGGGGCTTGGATAAAAATATGGATAATACAAGAAGTTTTGACTTAGAACAACTTTATAAAGCAAAAGAACACGCTGTTGGGCGGGAAAAGGAAACTATTGAAAAAGCAATGTATAATATTGAAAAGTCATCTCGTAACCCTGATATAGCACGAGCAAGAGAACAACTGATAAACGCACACAGAAATCACGCAGTAGATGACGCTAACAGAATAGAAGAACAGATAAGGGAAATGGAAAAATAATATGGAAAATGATGTAGTATTTAGAAAAGCAGAAACCGAAACAGAGGTTGAAAATAAAGAGCAGGAGCCATCAGAGGTCAAAAGCCACGAGGTCAAAAACCACGATATAACACCACACAGTGATGTTGAAACTCCAATAGCACTGTATGAACAACTAAAGGGAAAACCATATACGGCTGAATACTATGATGTTGAAGATATTTGGGACGATCCTGACTTGGGAATGAAAGATGACATAAAAGCCATAGAGAAGTATTATGTTTCTAAAGTGCAGAAAAATGAGATCGCAGACGGAAAAGATAATTTTAAAAAGTTCGTTAAAAGTTTGGAAAAGGCAATCGGTTTATCAGATATGTCACCCAACACAGTTAGGATTTCTAAACTTGCCAAATATATTAAGTTTATGAGAGAGGCAGACAAAATAGATGAGAGATCGCGAAGGTAAATCAGAAATAGAAAGATCAGAACAACACGTTCAAAACTGGAGTTTTGATGAGAAGTTTAAGGTTCTTGCAACAGAGAATCTTGTTTTTGATCCTGAAGGCAATACTCTAAACCGAATGAAACAGCCAACAACTCCTACTGATAACCAAAGCGTTGATATTTTGAATTCGTTAAGAGCCGTACTACTTGCTATTACAAATCCTCCTTACATAGACAAATCAGCAAATCAAGCACGTGTTCAGGCAACTATTTCATCTGGTACAGTTACTACAGTTAGTACAGTTACTGGTCTAACTAATTTTGGTTCTCAAGCAGCAGATGTAACTTTCAGAATAAACTCTAACAATGCTTGGGCTAATAATGTTAGGAGGCTAATAAGTTAAAGGAGACATTATGTCAAATAGTTTCAAAAAAGGTATAGATAGACAAATGTGGGTTCAGGTTACACCTGCACCATATGCACACGCAGCTGGTAGAAGTTTAGCTTCGGACTTACGAAACGATATTTCACGCAATCCATTTATTTATCAGTTAGCATCGGCTTCTGTACTAAATCGTTTTAATGAAATAACAAAAGGGTGGCAATTTTTAGGCTCTCCCGGTCTTGGTGGGACTTTTGGAGCAGGTGCAGGAGCAGTATTTGCACCTTCTCTTTCTCTTGTCGGGGTTGTTGGTGCGGGTTCTTCAACTACATCTGTGGTAACAAACACAACTATAACTGCTGTAGGTTCTAATATGTTAGCAAATAGAGGTGGAAGTGGTGAGTATGGTTTCAAAGTTAGAATTATAGGTTCGTCTGCTGGGGGTTCTGGAAAAACAGAGGAAAGATGGATAATTGGTAATACAAGTGGAACAAAACCTACTTTAACTTTAGATACTGCTTTATCATTTACTCCTGCTGCTGGTGATGTATATGAGATATTAGGTGGAAAAGTTTATATGCTGTCAGCGGGTGCATTGGCGGCAACTATTTTTAGATCTTACGAAGTTGCTACTAATACACTTGCTTCCTTAAGTAATACTAATTTACCAGCTACTATTTCAACTGATTTTTCTGGTATTGCACTTGATGAACTTTATGTCCCATATGACCGTAAACCGGGAGAGGGCTTCTTAGTTGGAGAAGGAACTTATGATGTTGGTGGAACTTCAAAGAGTTGTTTAACAGCCACAGATAGTGCTGCTGGTACATTAAAGGGTCAGGAAAGTGGTGGAGACAGTTCAGTTTTAGCAAATGAATATCGTAACTTTCAAATAAGAATAGTTGAGGATACTGCAATTCCTACGGCAGTTGGTCAAAGAAGAATTATTGCTTCTCATACAGCAGGTCCATCTCCTATTTATACTTTAGGTTCTAACTGGGCAGTTACTCCGAGTCCGACTGCTAAATATGTTATTGAGTATCCAAACCAACTTTTAGTATGGAGTTCTGCTACTAACGTAACTTACACGTATAACTACACAAATTACACTCAAAATAATGGTACAAACTCAATTAATGCTAATGCTTGGTCTATAACTTATTACGGAAACAGGGGTGGAAATATGGGGGCTGGGTGTACTTCCTTTGCCTCGTTTGGAATAGAGCCAGACCCTGCTAAAAATTCCAGACATTCGTTTATATTCTCATTTAGAGGTGGAAATACCTCTACTCTTGATATGCTTGATATTGCTGGTGGAACTACAGGTGCTTGGTCAAATGATGTTGTTTATGATGGTAAAGCCCCATTACTAACTACAGGTTCGTGTGGGAAGTATGCTCCGTGTGATAATGAGGGCAGATTCGGATACTTAAACATTTATGGTGCGAGCGTGTTAAATCAGATTTATAGGTTTGATGTCAAAAATAGAGTTCTACAAGCATTTACTCCAACAGACTGGATTCAAGCTGGCACTGCTGCCGTAGGTGATAGGATTGGAACGTGCGTAGCCATAGATGAAAATGATAAATACACTATAGTTTTTCTAATGTCTCACTTATCAACCATTTCTCAAGAGATAATCGTACAAGTGTAGTAGTACTTAGATCTACTAAAATATGAGATATAAAATATGCGGTCTTGAAACCCATTCTAAAGGCGGTACAAACACATCAGCAGTTGACTGGTGGAGAGTGGTAAATCCACTATCGCATCTCAATCCCGAAAAGTTTGACGTAACAATAAAAAAGAAAATAATAGACGAAAAGGACATTATAGGCTCGTGGAGAAGACTTGGAAGAACTTATGACCTTTTATTTTCATCGTACATAGACACACCCAAACCCTACGCCTACTTGAGGGCTGTGATGGAA